ATACATGTTTCAACCACAATATGCGGTAGAAGTTAGAAAAGAGGATACGTATTGGTTACCGTATAGTGTTGGGTGTCTTTGGGCATATTGTCTTCAGTATGGTGATGTTGCTAGTGGTTATCACTTGAAGGATTTTATTTTTAAAAGAGAGAATCCAGAAGAACTTGTTGCGAGATTGGAAGATCCAGTAGTTTGTGCATTTAGCACATACATTTGGAATGAACAATACAATCTGCATGTTGCTAAGTTAATAAAAGAGAAGTATCCACATTGCGTTATAGAATTTGGTGGACCTCAAGCAACCGAGAAACTTGCAAAATATGACTTCATTGATTGTATTATTGTGTCTGAAGGTGAACAATCATTTTTAGATCTTCTTAGGAAGATAATCATGAATGAACCTTATGAGAGAATCTATAAAAAAGAAAGGATAGAAGATTTAGACTTCCAAAGTCCATATCAATTGGGAGTGTTTAATAAAATAATTGCAGATAATCCTGATGTTCTCTGGTCCATGACAATAGAGACCAATAGGGGTTGTCCCCATAGATGCACTTATTGTGACTGGGGTGGAATGACATACCAGAAAGTTAAGCACTTTGGATTGGAAAGAATCGAACAAGATATTGATTGGGCAGCAAGGCATAATGTCGGATTCATATTTAATGCAGATGCAAACTTTGGAATGTTCAAAGAAAGAGATCTTGAGATTGCTAAACTCTTCCGAGATGCAGCAAATCGTGGTAAAATAGAAGCGATTAATGTTCAATATTCAAAGAACTCAACTGAAGTTATATTTGAAATTGCTAAGATCCTCGGTGATATTAGTAGAGGAGTAACACTTAGTGTTCAAAGTATGAATGAACCAACTCTTAAATCGATTAAGAGAAAGAACATGAGTATCAATAAAATCTCCGAGCAAATTGAAAAGAGTAAAAAGTATGGTGTAAAAACATACACTGAGTTGATACTTGGATTACCAGAAGAGACTTTAGATTCTTGGAAGGATGGATTTGCTCAGATACTTGAGTGTGGACAACATGAATCTATTGATGTTTGGTTCTGTCAAATGTTTGGTGATACTGATTTGAATAGTGCTTTGTCAAGAGAGGTTCATGGTATTAAGACTATCAAAGCAGAAGACTATATGTCCTTCAGTAAAGATGACCATGGCATCAAAGAAGTCATCGAGTTGATCTCGGAAACCAACACAATGACTAATGATGAACTAATTGAAGCATATCTTTATGGTTGGTTAGTCATTCAATTTCATATTGCTGGTTACACTCAACTTGTAGCTAAGCATCTCAATAGTCTAGGAGTAGGATATAGAACTTTCTATGATACCCTATTTGAGTATATAAGGAATGATATTGGCATTATTGGAAATCATTATAGAGAGATTGAAAGATCAGTATCTCACTATATGAAGACTGGTAAGATTCTGGATCAAGGAAAGCACGGACACACTCTTCATGCTGCAAGTTTTGCCTTTATGTTCAGAAATAAGCAAAGTATATTTAATATCTTATCCGACCTTAATTTGGTTGATAAAGATATTCTAAAACTTCAAAAAGCTTTTATTTTTGATGAGGATACTGAGTATCCGTATCAGTTAAATTGTGGAACTGAAAAGTATACTGTAGATACTGAGTTTAAAGAATTTGACAGGAATGATCCCCACACTGTGTTTATTTTGAGGCGTAAAGGTTTGCTAAAGAATCAACTGTGTAAGGTTTGAATGCTTCAATTGCTTCATCCCACAAAATTCTTCTCTCATATGGAGTGTTTTTGTCCATAAGAGCAATAGTAACAGTAAATCTTTTATTATCTGTTGGATTATGTGAGCTATGAAGAGGACCTACATTCACTAAACTTGGAGTAGATACATCTGCTTCATATTCTAAAGTCGAATACTGTTCTCTTGTTACAAGAACTTGTCCATGATAGTGATCATTAGTTCTATCACCTACATTATATTCACTCCTCTCTGGAATTTGAGTTGAGCAAACTTGTTCTGCACTGGTACTAACTCTCATCACAATATCAGATTTCCACCATCTCATGGTGCTACCTTCACCACCGAATTGAAAGATTAACTTTGCCCAGTCAGCATAATAAACATTATCAGAGTGAATTACACCATCATCATGTGGAGGTGTGTAGAAAAATTCAATCCATGTAGAGGTAAATCCCATACTCTCTAACCAGGGTTTTATCTTATCGTTACCGAGATCTTTAAACTCTAATTGCTTATGGAACTCTGGCCAACGTATTCCTTCCGTGCGATATTTTGACACATCAATATTGGGGACATACTCCCCAATATCCAAAAATCTATGATATAAATTCATAATCAGACTATTTCAGGTGCTTCCGTACTTCCTCCATCTTTTGCCCCATCAAGATTCGGTTCTTGAATTGGTTCTCCTAAATCCTCACCACCAGCAGGAATTGGTTCTCCAGTTGCAGGATCGACTGGTGCATTTGGATCAGGAATAATTCCTGCGGCAATTTCTTGTTTGATTAATTTATCTTGTTCGATAATTTCCTCATCAGTCTGACGAAGAATCTTACGACGAACATAATCTTGAGAGTAATACTTACCAATATAAGGTTCTGCAGTTGCAGCGATATTAAGTCTCTCGGTCATCAACTCTGCATCTTTGAGTTCAGAGAAGTGATTATCATAAAGGAAATCATATTGAATGTGCTCAGACATTGTATTCCAATCTTCTGGAGATACAATATTTTTGAGAATCAACTGAGTTTTGAGGAGATCATTAAACATGGCAGAGAATCTCTTTCTCAGTCGCCCAACAAACTTAGTGAACTTCAATTCATCTCTAAGAATTTCTGACGAACGACCAAGGTTGAATCCTTCTTGACCCCCAATTCTGGATGTTGGGACATTCAATGAACGATAGAGTTTTTCTTGGAAGTACTTGATATCAGACAATTCTCCAAGGTTTTGACCTCCAGGAAGAGTTGAGATTTCGGTCCCACGACCACCTTCACGTCTAGGAAGCCAGAAGTCTTCCAACATAGACATATACTTTTTGTCATCTCGAATCTCCCCAGTTTGAGCATCGTATACAAGTTTGTTACGATATCTCATCATCACATCACGAAGGTATTGTTCTGCCTTCATCTTAGGTAGATTGCCAACATCAATATAGAAGATACGACGCTCGGGTGCTCTACTCAGACGATAGATAACTAAAGAATCTTCAATCATACGAAGTTGATTAAGACCTTTAATTGCCTTATGGAGATATGACAGAGTAAGATTTTTATTACGATCTACAAGACCAGAAGTGCAGTATGTGATAGAATCTTTTGCAAACTTGATCCCCTGAGATGCTTGATTAGATCCTCTATTTGCAATAGAACCAATCTGACTAGTAGATTGGTTGTAAATAAAGTATTCTTGAATGTCTGGGAATCCTGCATCTTTAGGATCTTTCTCAGCGTTTGGTTGATATCTAATATCTTCTTTCTTTTGTTTACCTGCTTGACGAATAAAACGCATTTTTAATGCGTCAATATATCTTAGTTCCTGGATACCATCACTAGGATTTTTGAGGTCAATTACTTTATGATAATAAAGTCTACCATCTACATACCAGTTTCTGTAGATCTCATGTGCTTTTTTATCAAAGTCAAGCAATTCAAGGAGATATTTGAATTCTTCTCTGATTTTTTTCTTAAGACCATCGCTTGCGTTCAAATTAGATAATTCAATCTGAACAGGACTATCATTAGTATCGCTTACAATTGCTTCGTTAACAATATCTTCAATTGCACCATCCACCTCTGGATGCAGTGCCATCTCTCTATAACGTTTAATTAAATCATATTCAGATCTATAGACGCCCTCAATGTCAACATAAGAACCAAAAAATCCACTCGTCAGATAATGATCTACCCCGTCCTCATTATTTTGAGGAACGGGGGAGACTGCACCTTTCGGCTTATTATCACCATCTTCGATGGAAAAACCAAATAACTTCGCCATTATAACTTGGGCTTAAAACTGTTAGTACTATTTATTATACAACAAATAGCACTAACCTATATCAGGAGATTACTGTTGACGTTTGATCTCCAGTCTCGCCCGCTGTCCAGTATTGTACTTGGAAATCAACCGTAAACTCTTCTGGAGTATCAGTCGATTCATAGGACAGATCAATTTGACCAACATTAGTTGGGAAGATATCATAGAACTTGTAGGATCTCAGAGGAGCCTCATATTGAGTTGCCTCCCCACCATGACCAGTGGATTCTTTGCTAATACCTCTACCAAGTTGATGAACAAATGCATCAACCATGTAAGAGCTAGGGTTAGTAGCGCCAGTTGCGTTATCTAACTTGCTCAGCATGTTCATCCAAAGTTCCATTGCTGTACGGATTCTGAAGTCCTCATCATTGATGATTGTTACAGTCCACACATCGAAAGTGCGGTCTCCCGCAACCTTCAGAACTCTTCCTCTAAATGGGATTTCGATTTGAGCAACATTAGAAGCAGGTAATGCTGCTGCTTTTGCCATGAAGCTAAACTTCTCTCTAGTTTCATTATCCCAACTTCCCGCCACGAAGGCGGGGAAGCTTGGAATCTCAACCTCAAATAGGTTGGGTCTAGCAGCGCCACCTGCTAATTTGGATTTAAAGGCGCTGATAGTTCTGATGTCTCGTGCCATTTGTTAGGTTCCTCCGTTGTTTATATTATCAAATAGATCAGACTCTACCAGCGACTTCTTCAAAGGAGACGCCAGTTCTGGTAGCAACAAACGTCAGTGTGACGTAGTTAATCGACTTAGCAGGCTTCAGGAAGATGTCTGCTCTGAATTCATTGTTATCAATAACATCGGGTGTGTTATTGGTCTCATCACAAATAACGAGATAATCATAGATTCCGCGCTTCGCTTGGACATCGCGGAGATATGGTTCAACAATATTTACAAAGTTAGATCTTGTAATTTGATCGTTGAACTCAAAGAGTTGTGCTTCCGCTGCTCTCTGCAGAGATTGTTCAACTGTGAGGAACAGACGGCGAACATTGATTCTATCGAACGCAGACGCATATGCCAGAGCGGTTTTATCACCAAAGAGAATTACTCCCGCACCAGACTGATTAACTACAGAGTTAATTCTTGCAGAGTACAGTGCATCTCTTTGTCCCTTATCGGGATTGTATGCAAGTTTAATTGCATTCTTGATAACACCTCTTTGTTGACCCGCTGGGGAGAACCAGGGGTATGCAATGATGTTTGTACGACACATCAGACCAGCAATATCTGCGTTACATGGGATGTAACGGAAGAGATTGTTAAATCTGTCATAAGTGTACTTATAACCACTATCAAAGATTGCATAAGAAGAGGAGGCAAGTGGTCCGAAGAACTCAAGAAGATTATTGGTCTGTACCGCAGTGTTTGTAAGATCTACAATAGATGCTCTATGTGGAGAGATCACTGCAACACAATCTTTTCTTCCATCTGCAATAGAGATAAGTCTATTTGCCTTTGCTTGTGAATCATTCAGAGAATCACAACCAGGACCCATGATTAAATAGTCAACTGCAACATCTTCTTTATTATTGAACAATTCGTATGCAGTAACAATATCTCCAAGAGATGCCTTAAGATTTCCTTGAGAAGTGTAGTTAGTACCACCTTCAAGAGTATAGGCTATTGCACCAATAGAACTGAACTTTCTTCCTTGTACATTTTGATCCCAATTTTGATCTGCAATAGCAGATGCAACACCATAGTTTGTCTCTGGATCAGATCCAGGATAGATG